GGAGTTGATGTAGGATTTAGATTGAATAAAGAAACCAATAATTATGATTTTATCTATCATGAAGAGAATTGGAATAAAGATTTATCAATCGAAGAGTTTTTAGATAAACTATCAAATCAATATGGTAAGATAAAAAATGACAATTAAGATTGCAGTTTTAAAAACACAACAACAAGTTATCGCAGATTTTAAAGAAATAATGTCTGGTGAAGAACCAGTTGCTTATCTATTCAAAGATCCACATGTTGTTGATTTTAATCAACTTTCATTTTCAAAAGAAGAAAATAATCAAAGTTCAATTGAGGTATCTTTATCTCCTTGGATATTAGGATCAGCAGATAAAGAAATACCAGTTCCTATCAATCAGGTAGTGGCTTTGGTCGAACCCTTAGAATCAATTAAAACAATGTATTTGGAGAAAATTAATGGCAAAGGTAATCAAGTTACTAGCGTTGGTCAACAACAAAATCTTAGTGAGTGAAATAGAAGAAGTCGGTGCTCAAGTTGGAGAACCAGATTGTAAATTAATCAACCCTGTGACTTTAACTACAACAGAAGATAAAATTACAGTTGAGGAAGGAAAGGTTGTTCTTACAAAATGGTTAAGTTCTCTTACAAAAGACCGTGAGTTTATGATATCATCTGATAAAATATTAACTATGGCAGATCCTGCACCAACAATATTAGAAAAATATATGGACTTGTCTAATAAACCATGAGATTTTATACAAACGTCCAAATGGTTGGAGACAACTTCTTAGTTCGTGGATATGAAGATGGAAAACACTTCGCCACTCGTGAGAAGTTTTATCCAACCCTTTTTGTTGATTCAAAGAAGAGAACAAAATATAAGACACTAGAAGGAGATTATGTAGAGTCAATTGAACCTGGAACTGTAAGAGATTGTCGTGAGTTCATCAAAAAATATAATGAGGTAGAAAACTTTAACATCTACGGTAATGAAAGATTTATCTATCAATATATTTCTGACAAATATCCAGAACAAGAATTAAAGTTTGATATTGAAAAAATTAAATTAGTTACTCTTGATATTGAGGTCAAATCAGAGAATGGTTTCCCTGATGTAGAATCTGCTGCAGAAGAAATACTTCTCATATCAATACAAGATTATACAACTAAACAAATCATTACTTGGGGACAAGGAAATTTTGTTAACAAACAAAAGAATGTAACATACAAAGGATTTAAAACTGAGTTTGATCTTTTAAGTAATTTTATAAACTGGTGGATGGTTGAATCAAATACACCAGAAGTTATTACAGGATGGAATAGTAAGTTATATGATATTCCATACATGTGTCGTAGGATAGAAAGAATCCTTGGTGAGAAGTTGATGAAGAGAATGTCACCTTGGGGTTTGATTACTGAAGAAGAAACTTATATTGCTGGTCGTAAACATATTTCATATGATATTGGTGGTGTATCACAGTTAGATTATCTTGATCTATACAAGAAGTTTACTTATAAGGCACAAGAGTCATATCGTTTGGATTATATTGCAAGTGTAGAACTTGGACAAAAGAAACTTGATCACTCAGAGTTTGATACATTTAAAGACTTCTATACAAATGGTTGGCAGAAGTTTGTAGAATATAACATCATTGACGTTGAACTTGTTGACCGTTTAGAAGACAAGATGAAGTTGATTGAACTTGCCTTGACGATGGCATATGATGCGAAGGTTAACTATGAAGATGTATTCTATCAGGTAAGAATGTGGGATACAATTATCTACAATTATTTAAAAAGAAGAAACATTGTTATACCTCCAAAGAATCGTTCAAACAAGAACGAAAAATATGCTGGTGCTTATGTAAAGGAACCAATACCTGGCAAGTATGATTGGGTGGTATCCTTTGACTTGAATAGTCTGTACCCACATTTGATTATGCAGTATAATATTTCACCAGAAACTTTATTAGAGCAGAGACATCCGTCAGTTACAGTTGATAAGATTCTTGATGAAGATCTTACATTTGAAATGTACAAAGATAATTCTGTATGTGCGAATGGTGCGATGTATCGAAAAGATGTTCGTGGTTTCTTGCCAGAGTTGATGGAGAAGATGTATAATGAAAGAGTCATCTTCAAGAAGAAGATGATTAAAGCAAAGAAAGCATATGAAAAAACACCAAGTAAAGATCTTGAAAAAGAAATTGCAAGGTGTAATAATATTCAGATGGCAAAGAAGATTTCTCTTAACTCTGCCTATGGTGCGATTGGTAATCAATACTTCCGCTACTATAAACTAGCAAATGCGGAAGCAATTACTTTATCTGGTCAGGTTTCTATTCGTTGGATAGAAAACCGTATGAATAATTATCTAAACAAAATACTAAAAACGGAGGATGTTGATTATGTTATTGCTAGTGATACTGACAGTATCTATCTCAACTTGGGTGATCTTGTCGATAGGATATACGAAGGGAGAGAAAAAACTACTGAGAGCGTTGTGTCGTTCCTTAATAAGATCTGTGAGATGGAATTTGAAAAGTATATTACGAGTTCTTATGAAACGCTGGCGAACTACGTAAATGCTTATGACCAGAAGATGTTTATGAAGCGAGAGAATATCGCAGACCGTGGCATCTGGACAGCAAAGAAAAGATACATCTTAAATGTATGGGATAGTGAAGGTGTAAGATATGATGAACCTAAGCTGAAGATGATGGGTATCGAAGCAGTTAAATCATCAACTCCTGCACCTTGTCGCACGATGATTAAGGATGCTCTCAAACTTATGATGAGTGGCACGGAAGACGAAGTGATTGAGTATATTGATAATGCTCGAAAAATATTTAAATCTTTATCACCTGAGGAAATATCTTTTCCTCGTTCTGCATCAAATGTGGAAAAATATAAATCTCATGCTACAATATATGCAAAGGGAACACCAATTCATATAAGAGGTGCTCTTCTATTCAATCATTATATCAAGAGCAAAAAGTTGACAAATAAATATTCACTTATTGGTAATGGTGAAAAGGTAAAGTTTCTTTATCTCAAAAAACCAAATGTCATACAAGAGAATGTAATTTCATTCATTCAAGACTTTCCTCATGAACTTGATCTTGACAGATACATAGATCATGATCTACAATTTGAGAAGAGTTTTGTTGAACCACTCAAAACGATTCTTGATGCAATCGGATGGAATGTGGAAAAAACAGTAAACCTTGAATCATTTTTTATGTAATGGATTTTTTAAAAGAAATAGTAAAAGAGATCGGTGATGAATACACCCAAATCGCAGCAGATATAGATGAAACAGAAAGATTCATTGATACAGGAAGTTATATCTTCAATTCGCTTGTTAGCGGTTCCATTTATGGTGGTGTTTCTAGTAATAAGATTACTGCCATCGCTGGTGAAACCTCTACTGGAAAGACTTATTTTTCCCTTGCTATTGTCAAGAACTTTCTGGACACTAACCCTGATGGGTATTGTCTCTATTTTGATACTGAAGCAGCAATCACCAAGGGATTACTTGCATCTCGTGGAATTGATCAAAACAGACTTGTTGTTGTAAATGTTGTAACAGTTGAAGAGTTTCGTAGTAAAGCACTTAAGGCAGTAGATATATACCTTAAGACGGATGAAGAAAATCGCAAACCATGTATGTTTGTATTGGATTCATTAGGCATGCTTTCAACGGATAAAGAAATTACTGATGCGTTGAATGATAAGCAAGTCCGTGATATGACCAAATCACAACTTGTTAAAGGAGCATTCCGTATGCTCACTCTTAAACTTGGTCAAGCAAACATACCACTTATAGTTACAAATCACACTTACGATGTTATCGGATCTTATGTCCCGACTAAAGAAATGGGAGGCGGCTCTGGGCTCAAGTATGCCGCGAGTACAATCATTTATCTCGGCAAAAAAAAGGAAAAGGATAAGACAGAAATTGTTGGAAACATTATTAAAGCTAAGACGGTTAAATCAAGACTCAGTAGAGAAAACAAACAAGTCGAAATAAGACTCTACTATGATGAAAGAGGTCTTGACAGATACTATGGTCTCCTTGAGTTGGGAGAACTTGGTGGTTTGTGGAAGAATACTGCAGGTAGATATGAAATTAATGGTAAGAAAATATATGGTAAAGAAATACTAAAAAATCCAACAGAGTATTTCACAGATGATATAATGAATAAACTTGACACTATTGCTCAAAAGCATTTTTCTTATGGAAAGGATTGAGACTACTATTCTTCAAAACCTTATATTTAGTGAAGAGTATTCTCGAAAAGTAATTCCATTTATTCAACCTGATTTTTTTGAGGATCGAAAAGAAAAAATAATATTTGAAGAGATTGTATCTTTTATTGTAAAGTATGGATCTTCCATAACAACAGAAGCACTAAATATTGAGGTTGAAAATCGAACAGACTTAACTGATACAGAAGCAAAAGAGATTCGAGAGATAAATCAAAACCTTAAAGAATCTGCTGTTGATCATCAATGGTTATTAGATACTACTGAAAAGTGGTGTCGTGACCGTGCGATTTATCTTGCTCTGATGGAATCAATTCATATTGCTGATGGTAATGATGAAAAGAAAAATCGTGACGCAATCCCAAACATCCTATCAGATGCTTTATCAGTTTCATTTGACAACAATGTTGGTCATGATTACTTACTAAACTACGAAGAAAGATATGAGTTCTACCACAAGAAAGAAGAAAAAATTGAATTTGATCTTGAATACTTTAACAAAATTACCAAAGGTGGTTTACCTAATAAGACTCTTAACATCGCACTTGCTGGTACGGGTGTCGGGAAGTCTTTATTC